TCCTCCAGCCTCGCGTTGCGTCGCTGGCCATCAGGCTCTAGCGGAAACTTGTCTTGGAGCATGCCCCAAACTTCGGCAACGCCAGGCGACAGCCGGCCCAGAGCGTCAATGTCTGATGGCAGTCCCTCCCTGTCCCACTGCAGCATCAGTAGGGTGAGGTAGTGTCCTCGCTCAGAGGCCGTCCAACCGATCGTGGCAGTCAGGAAGTCTCTGACGTAGAGCGGCATGTAAATGTCCACTCGTTCATCTGCCGACATTACTTGCCTCCCGGCTCTGTAGCTGCTTTTGCCACTCAACCGCCTCGGCGGCCTCCTTGACGAGTGCCACGTGATTCCTGCCGATAGCGTTTGCCGCTTCGTACAACGCGCGGCTCGACTCAATAGACCGTCCATCTTCGGCTGCCATGTCGTTAAGCATCTTTCGGATCAGACGCATAAGAGTCTGCGTGAACGTTGGCTGCTTTTGCATGCTCATACGCACCTCCATTCCCTCTCGCCACGTCCACTCGCACTCGCCACAAGCCGTCCCGTCGCAACGATCCTGCCAGCCTTGGCAAGCTCCGTGAGTCGCTTATTGACTTGGTGCCCGAGCAGTCCGCATCGAGCAGCGATGCCTGACGCCCCTGCCGGCCCGTGCGACAGCGCCTCAAGGATCGCCGCGTGGTGCTCGCCTGCAAACGTCTTGACGCTTGCGGCTGCGGCCTTGCTCGTCACTGGATCGGTGCGGCGAAATAGCGGCAGCGTGCTGACGTCGTCTGCGTAGTAGTCGCTCATGCGGATGTCTCCTGCGTTGACTGCTTTGCGCGTTGCTTCAGTTCACGAACTTGACGCTTGAGCGACAGAATTTGGTCGGCGTTCTGCTTACACAGGCAGACAAGCGACCAGATGACAAGGCTGCGCCAACGCACGACACCAGGCAGCACGCCCCAAGCAAGGTCGTCTTCCTCGTGCTCGCGGAGAAGCATCCTGGCCTCATGTACAAGCAGCTTGATTGGTGCTTTCAATGAAACGAGCTTTGCCAGCCGCTCGCACCTTGCCATTCCGTGACTGCCCATCCGTGCGTCCTTTCCCTCGTGTATTGGCCGCGTCTCGTGCGGCATCCGGCTGCGTTACCTGTTGGAGACAAGCCGCAGCTGCGGCAGTTACTCGCCACCCATCCGCTGGGCGACCAACGCTGCTCCGATGCAAGCAGCTGCGGCAATGGCGTGCCGGTCTGTGTCAGTCCCCCGTGTACTTGATGTGCTGCCCGTACTCTTCTCGCTCAACCGGCGGCGCTGGCGGCTTGAGCGTCGCCAGTTCAGCCTCAAGCTCTGCGATGCGACGCCGAAGCTGTGGCATCTCTACGTCGTGCCGCTTGATGTCCCGAAACGCTATCTGCACGATGTCGGCGGCTTTGTGGTAGCGGCTACCACGCAGCACCTCATCAATCGTGTAGGCGAACTTGTCGAGTTCCTCTGCGAGCCTCATGCCGTCACCTCCTCTCGCGTCATGAGGATTTCGACCTTGCCCATCAGCAGCTTGGTCAACTCTGCGAACTCGGCGTCAGTGATCTCGCCTGCGTTGGCGTACGTGTCCAGCTTGGAACGCAGTGCCTCGCAGGCTTCGATGGTGCTGGCGGCGCTGATAGCCAGGCGTCCCGCCTCGGCCCGAGTCCGCTGCGGCTCCTGCTTCGCCTTGGGCGACAGCACGACCTTCGCCGGTCGCGGCTCGTCATCGAACTTGGGACGCACCACGATGGGCTCTGACGCCACGGTTGGCTGCGGGTAGTCCTGTGCCTCCTCGGCGGTGATCAAGCCCCGCAAAGCGTCAGCGAACGCATTGCGAAGGGCAAAGCCACGGGCACGCAGAGCCAGCATCCGCTCTGGGTACTGACTCCACGGGCCAGACTTGCCAGCCAGACCAGCACGCTTGGCATCAGCCATTGAGAACCGGCTGACGGTAGGTGCTGGGTAGCCGCGACGCTTTGCCTCGCAGACAGCCGTCAGGTTGTCGCCCTGGCCCTCGACGTACTCCTTGACGTACTCGCACACTGGCGAGGACTGAACCAACGCCAAGGCGGCATCGCCCCAGATGGTCGGCCTGCCGTTGATGACGGCAATCGACTGAAGGCTCTGCATCGGGGAAAGCCCGACCTCGCTGCCGTGCTGGATCGCCAGCATGCACGACTCAGGCTTGCCCTTGAAATCCTTGGGGGCGAACTCCGATGCCGCCACCATCTTGGAGAAGCGGAAAGCGTCGTCGAACGATTGAAGTGCCAGCCCTGTGCTGGCTCTGTGTGTGCTGATTTCCGTGCTCATATGCCGTGTCCTTTCGTTTCCGTTCCTGTGAAAATGCCCGCTTTGCGTCCTGCTCGGCGGGTGGTTCGTGCGTCCTTGCTGCTGGCGACTCCGTCGCCCTCCTTTCCGCTCGCTGCATCCTGCTGGCTTGCGGTCCTGTCCCTCTATGTGCGGTCCTTCTTGTGAGCGGCCCACTGTTGGGGGAGTGTGATATTCAGTCGTTCACCAGCGCGCAACCCCCGCGCCCTAACGGCCCCCCCCCCCCCCCCGAGGGGCGCTGATGATTTCTCTCGTGTGTGCGGTGGCTTTGCCTGTACCTCGTCGTGTTAGCAATCCGGTTGTTGCACCGCTGACGCGCCAGCGGACAGGCAAAGCGACCTTGTGTCAGTGCGTGATGTCTACGACCGGGACACGCACCCATGCGTGATCCACGTTGACAACCACCGTGGCGTCGTCGTCGCTGAACCATTCGATGTGGCCGCTCCAGCGTCGCCCTGCGGTCAAGCCGCTGACGAAGTCGCCGACCGCTGGCGTCGTGTTGGTCGTGTCTTTCCAGCCCGTGCCGTACGTCTCGGTCATGCCAGCGACGGCTCCTGCGTATTCGTTTGCGTGTGCGTCATTCGTTGTCATGTGGGTCTCTCCTTGGTTAACGGGAAGATATACGGACGTTCAGGTACGTCAACTGTCTGGCGAACAAAATGCGGGGACTAGAAACGGTGTGCAGTAGTGGGTGCGAATGCCGAAGCGGTGGTATTGGATAGCGTCGGATAGGCTAGTGACTAGCGTCAGTTCGTCAAGACAGAAATCTTGAGAGTGTGGAAACAACCAGATCAATGCCGTGAGCCACGGCCTGGGCGAGGTCAGAGTCGGTGCCGAGCTGCTGCCCGAGCCGGATAAAGACCAACGCTTGAATGAGGCGGTCTATGTGGCGTCGCATCGCGTGGCCCCCCTTGGCCGGAAGAATCCTTGAGCCCGCTGGCGAGATTGCCAGCAGGCGTATGTCGTCAGGCAATTCCGCAGGCGGTTTGAATCATCCCGCGAATGGCGTCCGTCTTGTACGCGGCAACGGCAGCGTCAACCGTGGCGAACCGCTTGCCCATCCCACGCCAAGCACGGTTCATTGCGTTCTGCATGACGACCTGCACGTAGTTGGTGGCACCACGGCAGACGACGACGAGGGCGGCGTGCTTGCCGCACTGCATCTCGACGTAGAGGTAGTTGTTTCCGAGGGCAGTCTGGCGGCTGGTGTCGATGACGTTGATTTCCATTTTCGTCTCCCGGTTAGCGGCTGCGAGTCTCAATCGCTCGCATGGGTGTAGTGTAGGCTATCGTCAGTTAGGCGTCAACAGGATGAGAAAAGATTTTTTTCTGTGCGGTTTTCCGCAGGAAAACCCTACTTCCGATTGGCGGCTGGCTTCTTGGCTTTCTTGCGGCTGGACACTGGCCGCTTTGCCAAGTGCTTCTTGCCGCCTGACCGCGTGCTTAAGCCGTCTCGAACCTCGCGAGCCGCAGCTGCCGGGATTAGCCAGACACGCTGTCCGATGCGGCGAGCGCCCTTGATTTTGCCCTCTCCCAGCAGGGTTCGCACCCAGCCTTCAGAGCATCCCATCACCTCAACGGCTTCCGCCACCGTGAGGTATTCGCCGCCATCTATCTTCTGTGTCATGCAGACCATACCCCCATACTACCAGCCATCGTTACTTGGTCAAACTTACGCCAGATTTCCAGTCCTCACCGATTCCCATCCCGCTCGTTGCCCCGCCCACCCGGCAGCTTTAGGATGGCTACCGGGCGGATGTTTAGCGGAGAGGGCGGGACTACCTCCCTTGTACACCTGTACACCGCTGTATACTATGCCCTTCTACACAAGAAGGACGACAACAATGACGCTGAGAGATGTGCTGAACAGATACGCGATTCTTCAAAACCTGACTGACAGAACGGTGGTGCTCTACGGCCACACGCTTGACCGATTTGCCGAGTGCATCGGCCACGAGCCGACGATTGACGACATTGACGATCTCATCGTCGCCGGATTCCTTCGATGGCGTGCAGCCACGCCACGGAAGCGTGGCAAGCCCTCTGCCGCCTCGGTGGCGAAGGACAAGTCCCAACTGACCGCCTTGGCTAACTGGGCCGCCAAGAAGCGTCTGAAGCGTTCAGACGGCACAGACGTCGAGTTCCTGTCCCTGCCACGGATGCGGAAGATTCGCCACGCCCCGCAGGCGTACACCGTCGATGAGGTCTCGCGGCTCATCAGGCTGGCTAAGCAGCGGATCGGCAACATTGACGGCAAGCCAGCCGCCTGGTGGTGGAGCACAATCATCTACGCTGCTTGGTGCAGCGGCGAACGTATTTCTCCGCTGCTTGAGATCCGCTGGAAGGATGTTGACCTAGACGGGCAGACGCTCCTGTTTCGAGCAGAGACCCGCAAGGGACGCTGCACCGACATCCAGCGAGCCATCACGCCTGACCTGTCTGACATGATGCGGGTTCAGGCAGGATCGCCCGAGGCTCTGGTGTGGCGTTGGGATCGTGCCTATCACTCGCTCTGGCCTAGTCTGAGACTGCTGTGCCGGCGGGCCGGCGTGCGTGGCACAGGCTTTCACCGGCTGCGGAAGTCCTCTGCCAGCTACGTGGCACTTGGCGGCGGTGACGCTACCGAGCACCTCGGGCACGCCTCGCCAGAGATGACGCGGCAGCATTACCTAGACCCAAGGATTACCCAAGCCAAGAGGGCGCTCGACTGCCTGCCGAAGCTCGACCTAGACGCCAGAAAGGACGAGCCGCCCGCGGCGTGACGCCAACTAGCCAGCGGCATTGCACGGCGGTAGCATCCCCAATCGGAGGGACTGTGCAATGTCGCTGCTTTCTTGGTTAGCCGGAACTGGAATCGTATGGACGAAGAACGAATCATGGGTGATTTCTTGCGGTCGCCGCACCCTTGAGGGCTTTACGCCTCAGACAGAGATACGCCAAGACTTCGGCTACGTCCGTGGGCTGCCAGCCACGAAGCGACCACGGAAAGTGCGGCCACGGCTTGACGTAGACTTCCGATTCGTTGACGCAAACATCGTCATTGACGCCGTGAGGATGGCAAAGCATCCACCTAACTGCGAAATCTCTGGCAGAGACGTTCACCTGACAGACGATTGCATGGACAAGAAATTGTTTCTTGAGCTACTCCGAGAAGAGGCTGGCACAAAGAAGAGCACGATACGGTCGGACATCATCCGCATGCTGCACGAAGAGCAGGAAGCGTCAGGGCGTAAGTACGTCACGGGCGGTCAGTGACCCTGTGACGAAACCTCGACTCTTATTCCCAACGACCGAGGTTTCGGCACACTTGACGCCCTCACCACAATGCCCATACGTCGCCCGGCTGGCAGGCAGCGGACATATAACCCGTGTCGCCGACCCAGCCGGGCGGCGTTCCACTTTCTGGAATCTGGAATGCCTCACGTCATCATCCGCTTCCGCCTGCCCGACGAGCAGACCGAGCTCAACGCCGCCATGCAGGGCGCTGACGCCAAATCGGCGATCTGGCAGGTTGACCAGTATTGTCGTGGAGTCCTCAAACACGGCGAGCCGTCAGCGGAGACGAGGCGGCACTTGGAGGGGATACGCGAGATGCTCAGAGATCGGCCAGGTTTGCTCGATGACTGAGTGTCAAGATTTATTGCAAAAAAACTGAGGGCAGAATGACTGACATCGTTCATCGTCTACGCCACTGGTCGCATGGGCTGACGTACGATCTTCGAGTAGGGATGATGCACGAAGCCGCCGCCGAGATTGAGCGGCTGCGAAACGGTTCATCAGCGGCCTGCGAAACGGTGTGCCCGCACGTTCGCGGCACGGTCACGCAGCATTGCAGCTTGAACTTCACGCTCACCGACGAGGAGCAAGAGGCGATTGAGCTTCTTGTGGAATACTCTTCGCTGCGAGCAAAAGACGAAATGGTTTTCCGGTCGCTACTCAAAAGAGCACGCGATCAATCTAAATAAACTGACAGAAGCAATGTATTTATGAGGGGTGGTGTAGGTGGTGCAGCACATTGGCAGGAACGCCAAAGGCCCGCGTTCGAGTCGCGGCCTCTCAATTGAAAAGTCTTGCCGAAAGCGGCTTGCGCAATTGGATCGCGGCATTTGTTGGCTAGACCAAGCGATGGCGTGCATCCTTGTGCAAACTAACGAAAAGCGGATGTCGCGGCTACAATCGGAGCGATCAAAATTGGACGCTCGCCGGAAGGAACTGCGGTTGTCCATGAAATGCAGAGGGTCGAAATGACAGACAATCAATTGCCAGAAGGGTTTATGACTCAAGCAGAAAGGCTGCGTGCAATCGTCGCCCACGCCGATAGACACTGCATTTCATCGGATGTTCTTTTCTCCGTGCTTGTTGCTCTTGAAGATGCGTTTTTCATTCAATCCGACGGCGATGAATACAACAACGACGAAGCCATTGCGGCGTTTAAGGCGTTGGAGGCAGAGATCGCCACGCAAAACAACGCTGTTCCGTCAGCAGGCAGTGACGGCAGTCACTCAGATGGCAATCGGGTAAGAGCCTCCGATCCGCCAGCCGGAAATACAACGGTGCAATTCACTCACGGCGACGACATCGCGGTGCGTCTGACACGGTGGTGCGAGCAGTTTGCGGACAGGGCGGAGACTCAGGCGTTGATGGATCAGGCTGCTTGCGAGATCGAGCGTCTGCGGCTCACCGACGAGGAGCGGGCGTCGCTCTATCGCGCCGAGGCGCGGCTGCGGACGGCTTATGTGCCGGATGACCAGACAGCCGCCACGCTCCGTAAGCTGTTGGACCGCCTCGCCTAGCCGTCGAAGATGTGCATCTTCGCCAGCTGCCGCCGTGCCATCGCTTCGACTCGCAGCGGATGCCCTGGCTCTGCGGGCAACTTCTGCGGTGGTGTCATGAACACCTCGATGTCCTCTGCCAGCGTAGCGGCTCGGTGCTCAACCTCACGCACCGTGTCCAGCACGAGCGTGTGATCGCCAGCCCGTGCCCTCTGGCACAACTCGCCCTGCCCGCCCTTGCTCGGATCGTAGAGCAGTTCAATCGTCCAAGTGATGCGAGCACCGACGCGAGCCAGCTTGGTCAGCCACTTCCGCATCTGTGGGGACAGACGCTCAGGCATGCGTCGCTTCTGCCCCTTCGGCGGCGGCAACTCGTCATCGCTCAGTAGTGATCGCTGAACCTCGCCCATGCGTGCAAGTCTGGCGAGGGTGTCAAGCCTTTCGGGATTCCCGGCACGCCTGCCTCATCCATGTGCGATTTGTCATGCTCTCAAACCAGAGGCGAGCGAACGACTCGACGGCGTCAGTGCCGACGTCCGAGTAGAGTGCCTTCAGTTCTGGCGAGTCGCCCCACATAGCCTCGACGTCCTCGCGTACTTTGGCGATCAGCACCTTGGCGTCTTTCACCGCAGCCATTTCCGACTCGGGCTGCGAGCGTGCCAGCTTCGTCCAGTGCTCGCAATTCCAGCAGCGACAGACAGCGTCCACGAACTCATCGAACGCACGCCCAGCCTTGACGGCTCGTGGCCCAACTTCAGCACGCAACCGGCTGCGGAGGTGCGGCAGCATCCCAGCCGGCGCGTCACTCACCGTCACCTCCCGCCCGCAGGCCGAGCAGGTGCAGCAGGCGTGAGCGACGCGCCGGGCGGGTTTTTACAGCGGCACGTCGCTGGGCACGGGCAAGCAGTCCGGTGCCCGTCGCCGTGGACGATGTAGCCTCGCCCGCCACAGTCGGTGCAGCATCCCGGCTTGGGCGGCTCTGGCGTGGGCTGTGGAGCCTTTTCGACAGCCGTCACGGCATACGCTGCCGACACAGCCGCCGAGGCTCTGGGAGCCTCTCGGTCAATCTGTGCCGGGTCAGCGGCGAGCGACGCCAGTACGGATAGCAGCCATTGCCACATGCGTCACCATCCTTGCCCGTGGTTGAGAACTCTGTGCCCATCGGCATCGACGCGAGCGTGGACGACGTACGCCTGCTCTGCCGGTGGCGGCTCGGCAAACATCATCGCCCACAGCCCAAGGCGGGCGAGCCGCTGAATCAACCGCAGGACCGGGCGGGCGGGCTCAGGCTTCACGGGCGAGTAATCCGATGTCGCTGCCCACCAAGTAAGCATCACGGCAACCAGGCCCACGACGACGGCGGATTGGATTTCTCTTTTGGTCATCGGTCCACGCTCCACAGCGAGTACAGGAACATCACGACGCAGGCACCGATCACGCTGCCGATGAGACCAGCAGGAGCATCGCCAAACGGAAGACCGCCAGCGAGCGAGCCGACGATGCCGAGCCCGATGGTCGGCACCCAGCCGTCAGGGCAGCGTCCCGGCATCACCCACTTGGCGATACCGCCAGCGACGGCACCGAATGCGAGCCACAAGAGCAACGACATAGAAACTCCTACTGTGCGAGATGGAACGTGTCTGCGATGAGCCGAGCTGGCGACGGCGTGCGAGCCTCTGGAGGGACAGGTTGCAGCCAGTTGCCGTGATCCAGATTCCGATAGCGGAAGTTCACGCCCGAGATGCTGAAGGAGTCTTGCCCCGAGAGCATCGCGTCAACCGTCTCGCGGCTCACCCAGAAAGAGCCGTCAGGCTGATCGGCGGGCCACTTCGGACCAGCATTGAACACGCCCCAAGAATTGATGCAGAGCAGCCCGTCACGCTTGCCCTCGTTCTTGGCATACCGCACGCCGATAAAGCACATGCAGTGCGCCCACGATCCGCTTCGAGGTGCGAAGCCGTCAGCGTCTCGCTGCGACGAGAAGCCAACGCCAGAGCAGACCGGCACTGGATAGCCTGACTCGATGCTCGCCGCCGCCTCATCAAACGTGCGAACAAGCGCGACGTTCTTGGCTGTGTGCTTGTTTGCAAGCTTTGCAAGGGCAAGGCCCACTTGCCCGCCACCGCACAAAAGGTTTCCCCACTCCTTCGCACGGCTCGGGTTGTACGTTGTCAGATCGGCACCGGGATACTGCTGGCGAAAGAGGATGCCGCCTACGCTCGGGTCTTTACACTTCCCTGCCACCCAGCGTGCAGCTGCACCACCGTAGGAGCCGTCTGAGTAGCCCGCCTGGCTGACCGGCGGTAGACGCCCGGCGGTCCTTGATCCACTGTAGATCGCTTCGGTCGCCACAAGCTTCGGCGGCTCGGGCAATTCGCCTTCTGCCCAATCCACACACTGCCCGACGTAACTTCCCATCGACCAACCAAAGCTTACGCAGTCACCTATCCCCTGCTTCCACGGGCCGAATGGCTTGCCGTAGACCTCACGGTGTGCCCGGTCGGCGTGGCGATAAAGAAACGTGTCCTTCTGCTGCGCCTTCTGCATGACGTCTTTGCCAGCGTCAGAGAAAAGCGGCTGGTCCAGTTCAGCAAGAAACTGTCGCGTACCGACAGGATCAGGCGTGTAGCCAAACCGTGCGTCAATGGCGTCAGCCGTGCGGCGAGTGGCACGCTCGACCAGCACGCCGAGAATCGCCATTACGACGACGAAGGATACGGCAGAAAGTGACCATCGATCAGCGCGTGACATCGGCAGCAGCCCTCGACAGGTCACGGAGTGCAGAGACCCACGCCGCACGGCTCTCGGGCGTCACAGGACCGCCAGACGAGCCCACGGCGTCATCCAAAAACTTGTGGACGGCATCCCTCACTTGCGGCTGGCGAGCACCGATGCTCTCGCCCTTGCAACGCATCTCGCGGGCGGCAATCCGCAGGTCGTCAAACGCGACGCCCGTCTTCAGCCGTTGGTCGTTCTTTCCGTCGTACTCGATGCAATCTGCGAGAGAGCCGCAGAGTTCTGCCATGATCGAAGAATCTTCTGCGGCAGTCGGGCCGACAAACTTGCCGCGAAGCGAGAACGCATCCGGCGGCACTGGTGCCGGGCTTGGTGCTGGTGCCTGCCGGCTTGGTGCGAACGCAATCACCGCAGCCACGAGCAACGCCACGGCGGCGACGTGCTTGCCGTCGATGGTTGGCATGTGTGCCGTGGCGTACCACGCCTGCACCTTCTCGGTTATCTGCTTGCCCGCGAGCACGTAGGCAGCGAACGCGATGAGTAACGCTGTAATCACTTTTTCCTCAGTAGCGGTAGGAGAGTCTCAATGGTTCCGGCGGCGATAGCGACGACCAGCGAGCGAGCGGCTGGGCGAACGATGTACCAAAACGGGTACGTCGCATACGGCACGCACAGCACGGCGACCGAGTCGAACAGCACGCCGACAGCCTCAAGCACGATGGCTCGCTTCTCTTCGCCCGTCAGCGTCTTGGTTGAGTCCAGCGTCTCGACAGTCAGTCGCACGAGTGCAGCGACGAGCATCCCGAACTCGCCCCACGTCAGACCGTCCCTGGCAGACACGCGAGCCGTCACCAAGAACGCAGACACCTTCGACGCGATGTCATTGAAAGGCGCAGCGGCAGCGAGTGGAGCGTCAGCAACCATGCTGCCAGACTAGGCGGGACGGGACGCAGACTAGACCGGCTCTGCCTGCCCCTCTCGGTAGAGCACCAGGGCAATGGCTGAATAGCACGCAATATCCTTGAGCGTGTCTTCGATGCCGTCGAATTCGCATTTCCCACGGCGGAAGTACGCCTTCAATCTGTGCATCTTGTCCGAGATTCTGAGGATGCAGCCCGCCCACGCTGGCATATTCACCACGTCGGCACTCTGGCGGATGTTGCTCAGTGCGTCCTCGTCAACGCCGTAGTCAAGAGTCTTGGCGAGGTGCAGGGTTTTCAGTTCCTCAAGGATGGCGAGGAACTCCCGCGAGCCGGGCCGGATGTCGTCGCTCTGCTTCGCGAGGATGCTGTCACCCGTCCAGCGGATGTCATCCTGCACGGCTTCCATCTCTCGCTGCCCTTGCAGAATCCAATCAGCCGGCGCCGCTTCCTCTCGCTCTGCTGCGTACTTCTCTGCACTCGCCTGCGTGATTTCCTTCCACCGATCTGGTGCATCGTCTGCCGGTGCGTGGCACTTGCCGCCGTCGCAGCATCCGCCAGATAGGCGAGTCTCTACGGCGGCTCGCAGTTGTGCGTTGGTCGCCTCAAGTTCTGTAATAAATCCTTGCATCTTTTCCCTTTCGATTAGGAGCCGAGCGGTGTCCGCAGCCAGAGCACCTGATGTGCCGCACCACTGTCCCTGGAATCTGTACGCTCGCTGGCGGGCTTCGGCGATGTACTCGTCAGTTAATTCGTATTCCATCAGTCAAGCCTCGGGCCTGCGACGTGCATGGATGCCAGACCGCCGCCGTGGCGATACAGAAACGTCTCCATTGCTTGACGGCTTCCGATCCATCCGTTGATGGCGTGGTAGTCGTCTGGCGGATTCAGTGCCGGTGCTGTCCTGACGATGACGCCGTCAAGCGTGTCGATGGGCTTGTTGTTCGCAGCCGCCTGGTGGTGAAGATGACCAGTGTGCCACTCGCGGTAGACGCTCTGGCTCCACGCCTTTGGCTGCTCTAGTGCCATGATCTGTGGCAGCTTAGGCTTTGCCTTGTGGCCGTGCGTGAACCCGAGGAGATTGCCGACACCGTCTGAGAGATACTGCCTGCCGGTGAAGTCGGGCTTCACCTTAACTGTTCGCGAATTGCGAAAACGCTCCTGCAAGATTCGCTGAAAAGTCCACGTCAGAACTTCGTCGTGGTTTCCATTGACGATCACAACGTCTGTCGGCACAGTCTCGGCGGATTGCTGAACCAGAGACAGCAGCGTGTCGCAGCCGACTTCGATCATCTTCTGAAGCCGTCCGTCACGCTCTAGCGGCGTGCCGCCGGTTGTCGTTCCGGCAGGCGTATCATAATGGAACAGGTCTCCCAAGAAGGCGACCGTGCGTCTGGCTGGCTTGTTGTCGTTGCCGACTGCCAGCAGTTCGCTCGCAGCGTCACCCACAAGCCGAGCAGCAATGTCCAAGTCGTAGTCGCCGCCGCCGGTTGTTTTGTCCCAGCAGTATTTGCCGAAGTGCGTATCTGCAACGACAAGCACCTGCCACAGACCGTCACGCTTCGGTGCCTTGACAGATTTGGTCAATGGCTTGCGGATGTCCTTCTTTGCGGCGTCAATCATCGCCTGCACCACCTCGCGTGTCGTCGGCCCGCCCTTCGGCTTGAGCCTCACAAACACACGATGCAGTTCAATGCTGCCGCCTTCTCCGTCACCACACTCCCACGTGGTTGCCTCACTGGCAGCAATCTCGAAGCGGCTCATGTCCGCCTCAATGTGACGCAGCAAGTCCTCAACCGTCTTGATTCGCTTGCTGGTGGAGCGCGCCTCTAGCACGTCGCCGGATTGCGACTGCGTCACCTCTTCGGCGTCGGCCCGCTTGGCCGGCGGCACCTTGGCTTTGATTGCGTCGCCTATCTTCGCAGCCATAGGGAAATCTCCTTCCATCCTGCGACGAGCCACTTCCGCTCTGCGGCAGTCTCGGCTACCAGTTGACCGATCTCGCGTGCAGATGCAGCCCCGTAATCGCCAGACTGAAAGCGGCGTCGCACGTCAAGCAGCTGCTCTTGCACGTCAGGCGGAAGACGGTCAAGCCACGGCTTTGGGCCTGGCTTGATGCCACGCACACGCTCACGCACGGCGTCGGCTAGGACGGCGACGCTTGGGCTTTTCCTCTTCACGCTCAGGCTCCTTGCGTTCAAGATGCACCCAGCCATCGTCGTCAGGGATGCCGCCACCAGCGTGCTCCTCGTCGTCGTCCAACTCGGGCGGCAGGATCACCGCCTCGGGCTTCGGCTGTGGCTTGGTGCGTCCCATGCCACTAGGGTGGCAGCACTGTCAAGCGTTCCGGCGTGCGTTGCTGATAGCCCGCCGCACGAGCATCCTGCCCGCCACGTCGAGGAACGGCAGGCCGCGAGCCTCGGCCTCGGTCCGCATGACGGCAACCACCTCGTCGATCCGCTCGGGCTTGCTGCACTCGTCGCAGCCCCAGGCGTCCATCTGCTGTTGCTTGGATCGGCAGGCACAAGTTGGCGTTGGCTCAATCCCGAAGCGTTTCAGCAGGCGGGATAACTCAGTGCCGGGGCCGTGAGTGGGGATCGGTGCTGGCTCTGGCAGCCGCGACACTCGCGGGTATGCCGAATGATCCACGTCAATCGTCCACTCGTCGCCGTCCCGGCTGACGACGCACGGCAGCACCTCGTCGAGCGTGTAGCCACGCTCGGTGCAACGGGCTTCGAGGTTGGAGCGGTGGGTGGTGATCATGGGAGAGGGTTAAACGCTGCCTCTATCTTGATATTTGCGGTGCTAGTGATGACAAACACTTCTTGGCTAAACACCACGTACTCCGCCGCAACTCCACTCTCGTACGTTGCAGGAAATGTTTTTGTGCCGTTGCACAGATCGTCAAGAGTCGGGACGGTCGTCGCAAACAAGTTTGCGTTGGCCCCAACGCGTTTTTCAGTGTTAGTTGAATTTGGAAGTGTACAAGAGTAGGACAGATTTGCGCCACGAACTGATGTATTTTTGGTTAGCAGTATCTCCATGTCTCCCGCAAAGACACATTGCCCCGACGACGCTGGCGTGGAATAGACGATCTTGCAGCTGTTTAAGTCTGACAGCATTAGCTGTCTTTGAGACAATACAAAAGTGTGATCAACGAGGGTCTGCGCAAAATCAAGCGCGACCTGCGTGCATTGAGCACCTAGCACGCCCCCTCCTGAGCCTCTCTGCGCACATGTAATGGCGCGCCAGTTTGACAGCGTGACGGTAAGTGAAGAAGGAAGTTTAGTTATGTCTTTGCAGCATGGCGTGCATATCCCGTTTGCACACACCGTCCCCACGCCCTTGAACACCTTCCCCGCCTCTTGGCACTGGCACTGCGGCTTGACCGTGCAAACCGTCCCCTCGCAGCACGCGCCCTCGCGGCAGGCTTCGTTGCACTCGGCCTCGGTGGCGTGACCGCCGCCGCCGGCTTTACCGGAGCCTGTGGTGCCTTCGTATGTGGAGACTTGGCGGCAGGGCATTGGTTTACTCTGACACGGTGAGCCTGACAGCCCTTGATAGACGACCTTCGACTGGGGCCGCGCCTGATGTGTCTGTATAGACAACATCAAACGCCCAAGAGTGATTTATGGCTTCCAGATTCTTGCTCAAGCAAGCTGGCGTGTCCCTGCCACCAGCAGCACCGTCAAGACGCATGCCACGGTTGTACAAAGGAAATGCAGGCTGCCAGTTGCACTGGTCATTAAAACCGTTGCTGATGCTTGCTGGGCAAGACACAGAAGTCTGCTCCCTCGTGTATGTGCGAGCCGCTGCATTGTTGACATACGTTGGATGCCCTGGGCAGATGTTGTTGATAAAGCTAGCCCAGTATTCCTGCGGATACATTGCAGGGACTGAAAACCCGAGCCACGACAGATGCAAATTCGTCTGTGCAGTAGAGCACCCAGCGTTTAGCGACTCGTAATTAAACGAACCTGAAGAAGTTCCGACAGTCACTTGTATTAAAACGCTATCACTTTGAAACTCGTATAGGCACGGCTGAAATAGAGAAGAGTTTTTGTTTAGCGTGTAAGTCCCGTTTATCTGAGATGCTTCCTGCGGAGTTGTTCTCCAAGTGCTCAGAAACGCTCCTGTGAAATTGCCGAGTGCGATGCCGTACATATTCGAGGAAAGCGTGAACGATAGCGTTGCGCGCAACGTCTGGGGCAGCGACTTTGAGTAATTGCAGGGGCATGACTCTGTGTAGCAATACCACCCACCGCAGCACTCTGAGCACTCCGCACCAAGCATCACCATAGTTCAGCACTCCGCAGCGATGAGAATCCACTCAGTGCCAACGTAAGCGATGGCACAAGCCTTGCTGCCGGTGCCGCCTACTGCGGCGAAGTAATTCTTGACGCCCGAGTATGTCGTGTCGCTCGTCACGGCATCGGCGACTGTCTTTGTGGAACCCTTGGCCCACGGTGCTGTAAACGTGCCACGGACAATGCCGCCAGCAGCACCGCCACCAGCGAGCCGCACAAGCGCCCACTTGCCACTTCCCGTGCCGCTGTCCTTCCAGAGAATCAGCCCCTCGCCAGTCGTGCCGGTTTTCAGTTCTGCCGTCGACGCCTTGCACGCAACGAACTTGTCGTCAGCACTCGTCACCTCGACTTTGCACTGCACCACACCACCCACAGCCACCCTGCCAACAGCGTTCGCCGCAATCGGCTCGACAGCCACGCACCAGGCCGTCGTGCTCGCAGACGGCGCGTCACCCGTCAGTACGGGCATTTCCTCGAATGACGCTGTAGCACCTCCAGACGACGACGTAGGCGTGATCGCCACGCCAGTGATCGCCAGCACGCCCCAGCGGGCCACGGTCACAGACGGACGGCAGTACGCCCATGTGTACGGCTTCAGCACAGGCGAGCCAGGGACGCCTTCCGTGCCGGGATTAGCACCGAGCACCAAGTCAGCGGCGTCCTGCGCCCGATTCCACGCCCGTGCCGATATGGCACCGCGTAGCGGCTGGCCTTGCTCAATGCGTCCGTCTGGGCGTGACATCAGACATACCCCGTGCCAAGCCCAAGCAGCGAGAAGTCAGAGTCTTTGTAGACCTTGGAAACGTAGACGGCTTTCGGTTGCTTGATTAGCGAAGAACCAGACACAGAGTCCTCATACCGCACCCACAGGTACTCGTGCCCTTTTTTCTCAACGCCGCTGATGCTGCCGATGGTCTGCCCTGTCACGTTCTTTGACGCCACGAAGCGATACGACAGCGACCACGGGCCTTTCCCCTTCTGGTCGTCCCATTCCTGCGAGCCGCTGCAACCGAGGAAAAGAACCTCGCCAGCGTCAAACCCACGAAACGTGGCGTTGTTCGTCGTGCCGGTAATCCCAGCCATGCCACGCACATACGCAGCCGTCACGTACGCATTTGGCACGTCGTAGCTTTCCTGCCACTGAAGCTGCGGCACGACAATGTCAACGCCGTTGACGCCGTTTGAATCGACGCCGATAGCACCTGACATATTCGTGGCAGACGACGGGTAGCGCTTCTCGAAGTCGAGCGTGCCGCCAGAGCCGACCGAGCACGCTTGCGTGATGTGCTGCGTGCCGCCTGTGGTATCAAAACTGCGGGCACGCTTCAGCGGGTCAGACGTTGAAGGCTCGGCCCCAGCCTTCTCGTAGTTGATCGTAACTTGCCACGCATTGTCGCCGAGGTACGCGACGCTGTATTGCTCCACCCACAGTTGAGCATCGGCGACGCCGGGATACTGCCAGCCGTAGCCGCCGCTACTGATCTGCTGGTTGATGTCAGCGTGCAGCACAGTGTCGTCTGCGGTGCCGAAAACCTTGTAGCTCTTCGTGTATGACGACGTCGCCTTCTTGCCACGCCGCACAATCGTCGCCTGACGTGAGTCGCCGTCTTCTACCCAAGTAAGTGCCATTACGCCGCCACCTTTCCGCCGTCGTCAATCTTGCGGGTGTTCTTAGCCGTTTCTTCCGCCGCCTTCGCCGTGCGTTCAGCGAGCGACGAGCCGCCAAATATCTGCCCGAGATTGGTTGACGAGAACGTGCCAGCCACTTGCCCCATGCTCACGGCAGATTCAGCACCAGCGGCACCGGCACCAGCCGTCGCTGCCTTCTCGCTTGGCGACGCGCCCATAGAGCCAGTCGCCTTGCTAATCCGCTCCTGTGCGTCTGTCAATGCGTTGTCGAGCGTGTCTGCCTGCGAACTCGTGAGCCTGCCGTTGGAGTTGAGTGCGTCAAACTGCCCGTAAAGATCGCGCAGCTGGTCGATTGACGTGGCACCTTCGACCTCTTTGAGCAGGTCCGCAAACTGCTCGCCCATGATCCGACTAGCCTTGCCCTTTCGTGCCGTCGCTCCGACGTTGTCCTCTGCTGCCTGCGTCTCCTTGCGACGTTTGTCAGCGCGCCTTGCGTTCTCTGCTTGCCGCTCGTCCTTCGTTGCCTGTGCGTCGTCCTTGATTCCCTTGGCGCGATCCTGCCTATCCTTCTCCGCACGATCATTTTCTTTGCCAGCCTTCGCCGTGCGCCCCTCAATGCCTGGACGCTCCTGCCGTCGCTGCTCTGCACGGGCGGCGTTCTCGTCCCTGATTGCAGCGACACGCTCTTCCGTATCCTTCGCACCCGTGATGAATCCCTGCACCCGAGTCCATGCGATCTGGATGCCAGCGACGAGGTTGTCAAAAGTCGCCATCACGCCGTTTGCGATGTTGTCGAAGAAGCCCATGATGAAGGCTCCCATCGTGTTAAGCATCGCCGCCGAGTCTGTATAAATCTTGTCCCACGCGATGTAGATGCCTGAGCCGATGTCGGTGAAAACGTCTTGAAACGCTGCCACCCACGGATCAACGTAGGACATCAACGCTTCAGTGCCACGCAGCCAGCCAGCGACAAGCCCGGCCCAGAGCACGTCCATCGCACCGGACAAGTCACCAGCAGCGACGGCTTCGTAGACGCCGTTAAAGGTGGTCGTGGCAGTAGCGGCAAGGTCGCCCAAGACGACGATGCCGTCAGACACGGCAGCACCAAAACCCTCGCCGATGGCTCCTGCCGCCTGTTGGACGAGCGGAGCCACCGGGCCGAGGGCCGCACCGATCTGGTCTTTGAACTTGTAGAGAGCAAAGACCGCCGCACCGATACCAGCCGCAACCAGCAGCACCGGGCTAGCGAGGGCAGAAAAGAGACC